CGTCAATATCTGAATAACCGGTATCAAATCTTTCACTTGAATATTCAAACAATTTACATTTGAGTTTGTATACTGGTAAATTTTGTAATTGATAAAACGGTTCGTCGTGATCAACGAAACTAATTTCAAAAAGTTTATTAGGTGTTGGGAAAAATACTAAGTCACCTTCGTTCGGTCTTGATGCAGAAATCAAATTTGTGTCCATTGAAATTAGTTGTTCCCAACGTCTTCTTGCGACAACCAATGTCATTTCATCACGAATCTCTAAACCAAACTTTGTTGCAATTTCTTTTTCGCCTTCCATACCTTCGTATGTTTCAACATACATTTCAATTAGATAAGCATCATTGAAAGTTGAAATTGCGTCTTCACCGAAAAGATCATCTTCGTTTACAATCTTTCTAGGCATATACAGAACGTCTTGCCCAAAGGCACGAAGTTGTTCAATGACTAAATCTTCATAAAGATTCTGTTCATTGTTTGTGCCTGTATTGAAGTATACGTTGGTAGGCATTGATTATCCTATAATGTGCATCGGCGGCAACTCGTATGCAAGTTGTATCTGTTCTTCTAATTTATTCAGTTCTTCTTGCGCTTGTTGATAAATAGTTTCACCGTTTAGAGTTACACCGCCTAACATTGAAACGCCGTTGAACTTGATAAGATTTGCACCCCATTGCCTTTTGATTAATTGTACCGCATATTTTTTTAAAAATATATCATCCCATATATCTGTGTAACTGGCAGGATCCAATTTAGCATAACATTCTATGATAATATATTCGTCTGCTTTAATTTGTTGCCAATCAGCGTCTAAGTATAATCTGTTTTGATGCTGATTGTGGCGAATAGGTATTTCACCTACTAAAATATGATTGAGAAAATCTAAATGTTTCATTGTCATATCATAGTGAATGACAGAAGTTGAAGAAAAATCATAAAGATCATTTAATCTCAATTGATATCTTACGTCGAAAAGATTCATTGAACCTTTATCAGAAAAATCGAAAACATTTAGAATTGATAGAACACGATCAGGAACTGGTATCCAGTTTTTTTGTTCGTACCAAGTTGCGGTTACTGAACTATCAATTACATCAGTGGCAGTTGTGCCAGAATCGTTTGCTCTGGCACGTGTTACATCATCAGATGTGATTTGATATTTTAAAAAAACTCTTTCAACACCATCATAATGATATTGAGCAAAAAATTGCAATGCTTCGTCAATGCGATCCTCTACTTGATCAGGATCGACATTGACATCAATAACTGGTTTACCTAATGCTCGTAAACAATATTCTTTGAAAGTTGCTCTGGTATTTGGTACTGCCATGTAGTTATTTATAAAATAACTTAACCAAGAGCGATGCCCATAGCAATTGCAAAACCTTGCATAGCAACTGTACCAGATTCATCTGCGAATGTTATTGTTCTATCAGCAGTTGGATCAGTAACTGTCAAAGTTGTTTCGTATGCATCGTTGGAGTCACCTTCGAAAACTAAATCTGTGCCTGTGCTTAACAAAACATTAGCATTATTTGGTGCTAATTGAAGATCACCTGTTGTAGTTGCTATTGAACTTGTAGTTGAATCTACTCTAAAAACTAAATTATTTAGATTGTTACTTGAATCTTGTATATCAAATTTGCCATTGCTAATTCTAACTGATTGTGTGCTTCCGGGTTCTATAATTAAAGCACCTGTTGATGCAGATATTGTGTTACCATCTAATCTTAGATTGTCAATAGCAACTTTACCTGTTCCGTTTGGTGTGATATTAATATCTGCATTTGATGTAGAAACTATATCGTTACCATTTATGTCTAAGTTCCCGCCTAATTGTGGTGTAGTGTCATCAACTAAATCAGATATACCGCCGCTTGAAATTGTTGCCCATGACAATGATCCTGAACCATCTGTCTGTAAAACCTGATTAGCAGAACCATCTGAAGTTGGTAAAGTAAATGCTGAATTAACAGTCAAATTTGATACGTCTACTGTGCCTGAACCATTTGGTGTTATATTAATATTTGCGTTTGATGTAGAAATTATTGAACTACCATTTACATCTAAGTTTCCACCTAATTGCGGTGAAAGATCAGATGAAACTTCAAATAAGTTATCACTTGGTACTGAATTGAAAACTAAAACCGACGATGTTGCCATTTATTTATCTTCCTTTTTTTATTTTTTATCCTAATGCTATTGTAACTGCTAAATCTGTACCACCAGATGACTGATCTACAAATTGTAAGTTACCTTCTCCATCTGTCTGAAGAACTTGACCTGCGCTACCATCAGAAGTTGGGAATACGATTGCCGAATTAATTGTTAAGTTCGAGGCATTCACTACGCCGCTTCCGTTTGGTGTTATTATAATATTGCCATCAGTATTTACCGATGAAATTGTATTTCCATTTAGATTTAGATTGTCAACTTCTAAATCTGTGTCTATAATTACTGTACCAGTTCCGTCTGGTGAAATTGTTATGTCTTGATTAGTGCCATAACTTTCAATTGTTGCATCTTTTATTTTTAGATCGTCTAAAAACAAACTGCCTGTGCCTTTTGAATTTATGTTAAAACTGCCATTATCAAATCTACTTTGTATAGATGCGTTTTGAATTTCAACATCGTCTAAGTAGATACTACCTACACCGTTTTGTTGAATCCAGATGTCACCATCCGCATCAGTTGCTGAGATTTGATTTCCATTTAGATTTAGATTGTCAACGTCTAAATCAGTATTGATAACAACTGAACCTGTGCCGTTTGGTGACAAGTTTATGTTACCATTCGAAGTAGAAACTATGTCGTTTCCATTTACATCTAAATTACCACCAAGTTGTGGTGTTGTGTCATCAATAATATTAGATATTCCTAATGTGATTATATTGTTGTTTGAATCTTTTACAAATATTTTTTGATCTGCTGTATTAATAGCAACCTCACCGACACTTAAATCACTTGATGTCGGTGAAGTGCTTGCAACTTCAGATCGTTTTAATCTAATTACTGCCGCCATAATATACCTTTCATAATATTTAGAATGTACCACCATCCCACGTTGCGCTACCTGCCGATAAGTTCCCGGTAACATCTAAGTCACCGCTAACTTGGACTTGACCTGAACCGTTTGGATTCAATATCAAATCTTGATCAGTATTCTCAGTAGCAATTGTGTTTGATTGAAAAATAATGTCATTATCTTCCAACGCTTCCGCTGGTCTGAATGGTAAAACAACACCGCTTGTTGCACTTAAAGCAAAAAGTAGTGGGTTACTATAACCGCTTGTAGGTTCAGTTTGAGTCAATAAACCTGCTGTCGAATTTGACAAAAAGTAATAATGACCTGCGGTCAAACCTGACAATCCAGTAACTTTACCAGATAAACAAACTGAAAAGTTGTTTGTATCATGTACTTCTGAGACTAAAAATAAACCAAGAGTATCAGCATCATCTGCTTGTGCTTTTGCGTATGTAGCGCCTGTACCGAAATACAGAACATCTCCAACTGAAAAACCATGCGATGATTGCGTAACAGAATATGATACATTTTTATCTGCCCATGCAATGGCACCTGAACCATCGGTAGATATAATCTGACCTCTGGTTCCTGTGTCAGTGTTTATTGAAAATCTTTGAATGTCAACATTTCCTGTACCGTTTGGTGATAAGGTTATGTCCGTATCGGTATTGATAGAAGAAATTGTTGCATCACTTATAGAAAGATAATCAATATTGACTGCCCCACTTCCGTTTGGACTGATATTAATATCAGCATTGGAAGTGGAGACAATCGAACTACCATTGACATCTAAATTGCCACCTAATTGCGGCGTTGCGTCGTCAACTAGGTTGGCAATCGATAATGTAACAATATTGTCACTTGAATCTCTTGTGTATATTTTTTGATCAGCAGTATTAACCGCTACCTCACCAACCGTAATGGTCGATGTGGTAGGAACAGAACTTGCTGTTTCAGATCGTTTTAATCTAATTACTGCCGCCATAAAATACTCCTCTTATTCTCTTTTTATTCTTAGAATGTACCACCGTCTACGATAGCATTTAATGTTGCTAAGTCAGTAGATTCTGTGTAAGAGAATGTAGTTGTTGGAGCACCTGACAATCCAGTTACTAAGTAGTATTCACCATCAGTAGCGTCACGGAAGAAACCAGTGTATTCAGTTGAACCATTGTTGTA